TGAGTTAAAAGGAGTGGAACCACCAAAGTTCGCTCCTAATGCAGCTATCGCACCAGCGCAACTGGATGCTAAGGATTGTAAATGTTTTCAAACAACTTTCCAAGGCAAAATTTGCCGACATGGCAATTTGCGACCTGCTAAACTCGATGCTCGGGCGAACATTTATAGTCGGCCGCAAAAGCCAGCTGATCCCGAGGAAGAGCCAAACCCGTACTATACACAATCAAACCATGAAGTCCATCAAGCTGCAAATTTTATTATTGCAGATCAGAAAGAGCAAAAGGCTACTATTTTGAAACGGGAAATAGAGTCCGTCACTGAAAAACCTCAACAATTTTATGAGAACCAGATTGACGCAGAGATTTTAAAAATGCGACAAGCTCGGGCCAAACGATGGCCGGCCTCTGTTTCAGCTGCTTTGCTCGATGCAACACCACATCCCGTGATGAAGGACGCAACAGCCCAGTTTGAAAAGGAATCCAAACAACCTGATCCTGAGTATGATAGGAGTTTACTCCCGTCTTTCAAATTACAACTACCAATAAACTCCGTAGCCAATAATGCTGAATCTAGGACGATGGCTCAAAGCCTTGAGGCCCCTTCTGCAGAGGCACGGTTGCGTGCAACTCCAATTCAATTACCGAGTGAACTTGTGCAAAATTTTCACCAGCTCCAACTCTCTCAGAACTCGTCGACCGTTACCCGGCCGGCAGTTGGAGTATCTTAGACGAGGACAGGGACACGACCTGGGATAATCTTACCCGAATCGGTCGTGTTAAGCGCGTTGGAGGTCTTACCTCTGGCGCTGCCGTTGACCCCCATGTTTTTCGTTATCTTGCTCCCACGGGGTATGTTCCTATCTACCACCGTGCTATTCCGTCAGAACAAGCTGAATATTATTCATTAATGAAGTATGCTCAACTCCCTGTTGTTTGGTCCAATCGTGTAACTAGTGCAATGCGAATTGCTCGTGAGTGGATGATTGATGATCTATCAACGTGGGAAGTTAAATCTAGAAAGCGTACTGTTGAATGGTCCTTGGACAGACTCAACACTTCTACATGTGCTGGATTGCCGTGGATGAATGTCTTTGGGACAAAAGAGGAAGTGTATCGTGACCTCCAGTGTATGGAGTGGTTTTATCAAGAATATATGCCGGCTTTAAAAACTGGTAATCCAATATTGTCCTTTGCTACTATCTTCGTTAAATCAGAAATGAAAAATGATCTGAAACTTACCGATGATAAACTTCGCACTATATCTTGTAAAGATGCCATGAATATTCTTGCCAATCAAATTTATTGTGGTAGGTTTAATGACGCTTTTGTCCGCTATGGTGGTCATGGGTGGTCTTTTCTTGGTGTTCCACTGGTGCGTGGTGGGTGGTCAGCGAACTGCCATCGCCTGAATCAGCACCCTAACGGCATGGGATGGGACATTCGACTCAATGACTCGAATTTCGCCCCATTAGCCTTTGATGAGTGTTTTCTGGTGAGGTATGCGTTGTCTGATTATGATTTCGACGATGCCAAAGCGATGTCTTCGTTGATAGCGCAAGAGTTTATCAGTCCAATGGTAGACTCTAAAGGTGTTGTTCGGTTTCGAACTTGTAGTGAGGATTCTGGAACAGGAAATACAATAATACATAACACTATGGCCAATAAGCAACGTTTCGATGCTTCGTTTATCGATATGTGGTTTGACCAATATGGTGAATATCCCCATAAGAGTGACATGAGGCGCAATGTCAATGACTCGCATGTAGGGGATGATGGCGCTGCTAGCGTTTCAGATGAAGTTAAAGAGTGGTTTAACCCTAACACCATTCGGTCATGGTACTACGATTCTTTCGGAACAATTGTGCAATTTCAAGAACAGCACTTTGTTCATCCGTATGAATTGGAGTTCCTTTCTCAAAAGACCGGATGGGATCGAGGATGGCCTCTCCCTGAATTAGCTAAGTACAAACTTATTGATTCTGCTCTTTATGGAAATGAGGATGCAAGAAACGGTGGTGATGTTCTCGCTACACTGCGAAGACTTGTTAATTTGAGAATGCTTGCATTCCCTAATATAAAAGAGTACGC